CAAAATAAAAAAATCTTTACCCCGAAAAAGTCGCTACCAGAAAAAAAAACTTTTTATTTTTATAACAAAGTCCTTGCTATGAGTTAGTTTGTTTTCAAAATTAAATTTTCTTGTTGGTAGCGACTTTTTAGGGGTAAAGATTTTATTTTTTTACTCTATGTTTTCTATATACTTTTATTTCTATATTTTTATACTTATTTTTTTTATATATTTATAATAAGATGATATTGATATTATTTATAATTATCATAAATGTATTATTATTTATAAATACAAATGAACCACAAGAATTAACGGAAATACGTGAAAAGTACAGGACACTCAGGGAACACCTTAAGGAAACGAATAACCAGGAATTCAAAATGTTGTATAAAGAAATTCCAATTACTGCACATAAACGTATGAATGGCTCTATTGGGTATAATGTTAGTAAGGGTAGTGATATAGGTTTATGCATTGATGGCGAACCCAATGAAATATTCCATGTTTTAATACATGAACTCGCACATTGTACCGTTGATGAATATACACATAGTAAGGAGTTCTGGGAAAATTTCGATAAACTTAGAACCATGTGCGTTTCTTTAGGGATATACCAGGAAATACCACAAAGAACTGAATTTTGTGGTAAATACATTCAGGATAAATAATATTTAGTATTAATAAAATGCAATCTTTCGGTGATTTGATGAAAGCGTATTTGTTATTAAATACTTTACTCGCATCTTCGAGTGCTCCTCTACTTTTAGACGATAAATGGTTAAATATGTTTATACTTATGATCGTTACGCCATTAGTAATCACTGTATTACCACGTGGTGGTAATACAATTGGACGTCTAGCTATAGATGCACCATTTTTAATGTTGGCAACCTTGTTAGGTATGGGTATGGTTGCGGGTGTTTCCCAAATAAACAAAAGATTTGAAAAAGATTTTAGAGATTATGGTAAAACTACGAAGAGTACTGGTACTGTTCTAGGACTTCGCGCAGTTGGTTTACTGTTCGGATTTCTCATTTCCTATTTTATATTTGGAAAGAGAATGTATAAACATTATAATGCCATTTAAGCGTATCTTTTATAAATGTAAAAGGCGACCGCCGCGACCATACCGGTCGATGCCAAGCCAATTGCACTTCTGTGTCCCTGATCGTTCAAAAACGATGGGACGAAATTTGCAAGTTTTTCTTGAACTGGCTTACTAATTGCCGCTGCAGCACAAATAGCAACAATGAGTGCTTGGAACTGGTCATCAGTAAGGTTGAATGGATTTTTAGATTCGGGTGGTTTTTCAGTAGTTTGCTGTTGTGCAACTGGTTGTTGTTGAGCCATCATCATTGGCGCTTGCATTTGCATTTGTGTCATTCTTGGATCGGCGCCCATCATTGGTGGTTCAAGTGGTTCCTCTACTTGACCCATAATATCGGAAATTGATGTAGAGTCCATTGTCTGTTTATTTTCACTCACATTTTTTTCAGGGGATATATTCGGCACAAAAGATGTCCCTTGGTTATCATTTAGAGATACCATACCATCACCATTATCTGAAAGGTTCAATGTTCTAACGTCTGTCGCCATTTATATGTACAAAGTTTTTTCGTTTTAGATGATTACGCATCATTGCCCTGAAGAGTATAATTTGGATATAAACACCCAAATGTTTTTATTATTCTGGGTAAATCATTCAATTTATCGTAATCAGACATATCATTGTCTATATAAACAGTTTTTGTATGATGGCACACATCCACTAATATTCTATACCCATCATCGTTATCTTCTGGTGTTACTGTTACTGGTTTTGGTTCATTATTATCTGGAAATAAAAAGTTAATAGCTTCATGTGTTGGTGGTATATAAGGTGGTGCGATTGATGGTAAAGAAGTTATTCGTCTAACGAAATTTCTTATCATTTTCTTTTAGTAACTTTAAATGGTGTGTTTCTTTTAACTGAATTTGGGTCACCAACCTTCGTATTACCATGTTTTGGATTAAACATCTTTTTATGTGTTTGCCAATACTCTGGTGCACCAACTCTAAAATTTTTGCGAAGGGTTGCTTTATACCAAAATACACAGTCTTCTATTCTGTTACTCTTGGATGTATTATCTAATACTAAACACTCATAGTTTTCTGTACATGAATCCATAACTTTATTGAACATCTCAAACGATGGAAAAATACCAAAAAAGTTTTTAAACAATTTTTCTCGATTTTGAATAATGTTTTCACGTAAAATAAATATATAATCAATATTTGCTCTGAGTGCTGGTGGTAAATCCATACAGTACTGCATGGTCAACATGAAAAATATCTTCCAATGTCTTCCATTCATAAAAACTTGACGAATACATTTGTCTTTCATGAACTTTGAATCATACATACAATCATCTAAAAGGAGAAACGCTCCACAATTTGTTTTACCTGCACCAACAAGTTTTCTCTGTCTTTCAAGTACACGTTCAATAGCTTCTCTATCATAATCACCGTATATGAAAAGATCAGGTATATACTGTTGATAATAATGATTACCTTCTTCTGTTGCTGATAAAACAATTCCAGCTGGTAAATGTTTTTTATGATACAAAATATCTGTAACCAGTGTTGATTTACCCGTATTACGTTTACCTATAAAAACACAGACTTTGTCATCTGCCATTTTTTCAGGTTTGAATTTTCTCAACTGAAGATTCATCTACAGTATCACGTCGTTTTAATTCATAAAATTTTACTCACATAGAGTAAGAATGGCTGGTCGATTAAACCTTGCTGTCACAGGGTTTCAGGACCAATGGTTTACTGGCGAACCCGAATTTTCGTATTTCCTGATGAATTTCAGAAGACATACTAAGTTTTCGATTGAGGCTATAGAAACACCATTTGATGGAGATGTTGATTACGACGCGGTGGTAGAATGTCGTATCCCTAAAAATAAAGGAGATCTCATTCGAAGTATGATGCTTAAATTTACTTTACCGCAACCTACTGGCACTGCGAATTCGGGTTACGATATAAGATACCGAGAATCTATAGGTGCACAGATAATAGAATATGCCGATCTTGTTATTGGTGGACAAACTATAGAGAGAATAACGGGTGATTATATTTATATGTACGATCAAATACATAGCAATAAAGATGATATTGACCAAACCCTTTACTTTTTAACGGGGCATGGTAGTTATATAGCTGTTTCATATGATTGGGATTATAATGTCTTTTTACCTTTCTATTTCTTTAGAAACCCAAGTTTAGCTATACCCGTGTGTGCTCTAACAAAACAACAAGTAGAAGTACATATAAAATTTAAAAAATTAAAGGATGTCACTATACAATATAAATTAAGTGGTGATGGAACTCTCGGTGATCCACCTTCAGATGTTTCTTCATCTATTAAAAATGTTTCACTCGTGACAGATTTCTTTTTTATTACCGATGATGAAAAGAGTTTTCTACTTACACGTCCTATAGAATATGTTATAACCCAGGTACAAAGATCGTTAATCAGGTTTGACCCTGAGGTAACAAAAAAAGCTGGTATGCTTAATTTTAAACACCCAGTAAAGGAAATGTTCTTTGTAGCTATAAGTGATCATGCACACATATACGAACCAATAAAACAAGTTACAATGAAGTTTAATAATAACATAATCATTGATGCCGATAATTTAATGGTAAGTTATGAACAACCATTAAAGTATTATACTGGGACAACCGGTAATAACTTTGGTGTATATAGTTTCTCGGCAAAACCAGAAACATATTATCCAACCGGACAAGTTAACATGAGTAGAATAGCCCATAATTTGATAGAAATTGAACTCGATTCACCGGCCCGCCCTTTCGAACACAAAGTTTACGTATACGCTGTAAACTATAACGTCTTGAGAATACATAGCGGACTTGGAGGTTTAAAATTTTAGTGAGTTATACTAGTAATGGCTGGTCGTGTTCAAATACAAACATCTGGTCCACAGGACGCTTTCTTCACAGACGATCCCGAATATACATATTTCATAAAGAATTTTCAAAAACATACTAATTTTGCACCATTCTTTGTTGATTTAGACGTTGATGGTGATGTAGAGTTTGGTAACACCATAAAATGTACCATTCCCCAAAACCAAGGTGATCTTCTTAAGACTGTAAGTATGAAAGTTGAATTGAATGCTATAAATCAAAGCTTAACATCTGGGTACGATGGGTTTGGATACGTTGAATCTATAGGTCATGCCATGATTGAGTATGCAGAACTTCTTATAGGTGGACAGGTCGTTCAACGTATACCAAGTGATTTTTTAGCCATTTATTCTGATAACTATGTGACACAGACAAAACAGCATAATTTAGATAAACTTATTGGTAAGCCACCTTTAGAATTATCGGGTACACCTGTCTCAAACAATGATATATTAGGGTATCTTGGTTTTGCTACATCTAATCAAAAGTATTTTGTCGATATTCCATTTTACTTTTATAATAATACAGAACTCGCTGTACCACTCTGTGCTATAGATAAACAAGAAATTGAAATTGTTATCAAATTGAAAGATGTAAAAGATTGTATATACGGTAAACATACAAGTGATGAAGAATCGTATTATACAGGGTTATCACCAACAGGTCTCATAAAGAGTTTAAAAATAACAACAGAAATGGTTTCTTTAGATGAAGAAGAAAAACAGATGTTATTAGGTAAAAAAATAGATTATATCATCACACAAGTTCAGGAAAGTAAGGCGATTATACCTGTAAACACAACATCAGTTTTTAAACATAAACTCGAATTCAAAAATCCAGTAAAAGAACTCTTTTTCGTTATTCAGCGTATAAGAAAGGTTGTTAATGGATTTTTTGTAAGTTCTTTTAATTACGATTCACCAAACCAAATTATTAACAACATATATACAAATTACGAAAATCTAGATAATCTTGAACTTGTACTCGATGATTCTACAGTTTTAAATAAAGTTACTGGAAACGTTATAAACTTACGCGCGATACAAAGTGGTATACATCATTCAAGAACACAATTATTCAGGAGATACTATTCATATAGTTTTGCACTCGAACCAGAAAGGTGGTATCCAACAGGACAGAGAAATTTTAGTTTAATTAAAGAGCAGATTTTGAAACTCACTTTACATCCAGATACAGTTGCTAATAGAGAACTTAGAGTTTTAGGGCTAAGTTATAACATACTCCGTGTAGAAAACGGAATAGCTAAAACTCTGTTTAACTTATAATGAATCAGCGAGAAAAAGACGCAACCGAAAACTTAATTGAACAGGTCCAGGACTCCGCTATTAATATTATTCAACCTATATTTGAAAGGTCCATGGTTCTCGCAGCTGAATATGCAAAGGCGTGCGGCAGAGATATGGTAGTTGGTGAAGACTTGGAATACGCCATGAAATATTGTGCCATGAATGAAGTTGGTAAGAAAATGGGAACATATTTCCCAGAAATATACGAAGAATCTTCAGATGACGGTTATGAAGAAGACATTGATTTTGAAGATGAAGAAATTCCTTTTACGCGATACACAGGACGCGAATATAAGTTCGTCAAAATGAATATGGCATATGATAATTGGAACACATGGGAACCGAAAAATCCGTCAGAATTATTGTTAAAAAATGCTATAAATAGTAATGAACACATCAGAACCAGAGGGGTATGTGACAACTTCTAAATATTTTAAATTATATGATGATGATGAAAGTTCTGATACTGATAGTGATTCTGATACAGAGACTGAATCAGGATCCGAATCAGGAACAGACCGTGTAAATGTAGGTATGTTAAAAGGGTATATGAAACCTAAACGTTATAAAAAAATTTTAATTGAAGAAGATTTACTCCCTGATTAAAATCTCAGGATACTATATATAAAAATGTCTACTGCCGCTGTTGCTGAAACTGTTACGCTCGTCGCTCGTGAACTCGAGTCCCAATCCCTCAACGCCGTTGTTGCGGGTTTCTCCTTTGCCGCCGCGCTTTCGTGGATGGACTTGGTGAGATGGTTGGTTAACCAAGTTGTTAAGGTTAACAAGAACGGTGGTATGAACTACACACTTACTGCC